TTTAATTCCTTCTCGAAGATCTTCAATATCCATGGGGTTACCATCATATTTTAAACCTTCTCTTAACATAAACTCAACAAGTGACCAATACTCGTCAAGTTTTTTTGGTTCGATGTATAATACACCGACCTCTTTTTTAATTTGCTTTCTTCTTGGCTTCATCTAATAAATCAAATATTCGTTTGAACTTAGCTTGTTGGCCATAAAAGAATGCTGCTCCTTTTTTTCTCATGTCCTTAAAACTTCCAGGATTAGCACCTTCCATGATACCTGCTCCTAGAATTGCATCCGCTCTCGATACGAATTCCCCATCTGCTAACTGAGCTAACATGGTGTCTTCATCTTTATCACCATTACCTGAACCATCTTCTACATAGCCCATAGCTCTTACATAATTGTTAACATCATTTTTGTCATGATCAGTCATAGATGGTAAATAATTAATACCACCTGAATTGAATTTTCTTACTTCTGCAATACCACCTTTGTTAAAAGTATACATCGAGTTGTCTCCATACATATAAGGAGATACAGGTTGTGAAACACCTGCAGCATCTGATTCATAATCATATTTATCTAAAATACCTTGAAGCTGTTCATCTGCTTTTTTCTTTGCTTCTGCATAATCTTCAGGTCTTGTACCTTCTGGTGGTTCTACAGGATCTTCGTCACCTGCCAAAGCAGTAGTTGCCGCGGCACCTATACCTAATTGTGCTCCTGGGGAAAGGTCTCTAAAACCAAATCCTTTTTGTGTAATATCTCCCGCTTCATTTGTTAATGTAGGTTTACCAACTAATCTTGATATACCACTACCTACTGGTGTTTGAGCCATTTGTTGAGTAAAGGTAGGAGTAACTGCAGCTCCTGTCTGTGTTGCACCTTGCATTCCTGCACCAAGAAAATTTCCTGACATTCCAGGAATTGATGTTGAACCAAAAGCTTTAAAAGGTCCGACGCCTGCCATACCTGCAAACTGTCCTAACCCTCCTGCAATTGCAGCATCTCTTAATGATCGTTTTGTTGATTTACCTCTGAGTTTTTGAATACCAAAGGTTGCTAATGCTATTGTAAATGGATCCATAATATTTTAACTAGTTATTATGGTATTTTAACTTATATAAGGCTATTCTTCAATATCACTCAACTTTTGTAAAGTCGTCCATGAACTTACCGGTATAGTGATATTCTCCTACATGGCTTATTTCTTCATCAATCAGAGCATGTATTTGGCCACCCATAGATGTCCATAATTTACAGAAATAGAAGTCTTCTCCTGTATAAGTTTTAGACTTTGGGCTATAGTAAGAATCGAAGAAGTTGTAATAATGAGGTCTCTCAACAAGCTCACCATTTACCATAGTTTTTTGTACGATGTTAAGTTGGCTATATTCTTTTTCTAATGCTTCAAAGACAGATCTTTTGATCATCATCATTCCTGTTGGTCCTCTTTCTATTTCAATATAACCGTCTTTTGGTTCTATGTTTTCTGGATCCTTAACTGTTACAGGATATACATGACCCATTGTGTTAGGCAAATCATCAGGTCTTCTTTTAAAATCAGTTTGAAACTTATTATAATTTACGGTCTTCATTGGATAAGGTATTAATGAAACATCATGTGGTGAATTAAACAATCTTAAAACAGATCTAGTACTAAAATCCATATCACTGTCTATAAATATCATTCTATCTGCATCAGAGTTCATAAAACCAGATGCACATAAATTTCTTCCTTGAGTTACTAAAGAAGATTTCATTAATTGAAATGTTACTTTAATTTTATTTAAGATACATTCTTTCTGTAAATCTAAACAAGCTTTAGCAAAATGAATAGATACTTCAGAGTGTACTGGTGTACAAACCATTAAATGATTATTTTTGTTTTCGCTTGACAGTAAGTGCTCCTTTCAAGAAATCAGTCCAAAATCGACCTATGGTTTTCCAATCATAATATCTTTGATAGTATTCTTGTTGAAATTTAAGACCCCAAGATAAATCATTTTTTAACATTTCTTTACATTGTAAAACACATTCCCCTAATTGAATTGCTAATTTAGCTTTATCAGATGTGTATGGAATATAAATAGGAAACTCAGCACATGTTTCTGGTATAGCACCGAGATCCGTGGTTATTAATAATTGGCCCGCAGCTAATGACTCCATCGCTGATATACAAAAAGTTTCTTCCCAAATACTAGGAAAACAATTTATATCATAATCTTTTAATTTACCTACTAACTGATCATGAGGACAATAGCCCATGTAGTTTACATTTGGTAAGCTCTTAGCTTTTTCATAAAGTTTTTCATAGCCTTTATCGTTTTGGTTGTGAAAACTAGATCCATAAATAATTGTGCTTGAATAAACATCTAAGGTAATGTCAGGATCTTTAATTGCTTCCATAGTAGCTAAAGCTACTTCTAAACCTCTCCAAGGTGTAGATATATAACACATTTTAACTTTTGGTTTTGGGGTAAAATCAGTTTTAAGTTTTAACTCATCGTAGTCAACAGCGTTTTTAATTACTGTAGATCTATCTTCAGGAATTTTAAAAAAGTATCTGTACTTCTCAAATGTCCAATGAGAATTAAAAACATACCAGTCATATTTAGAATGATTATCTTTGTTTTTGAACCAATCCTGTAAGTTTGGTTGATCATATGAATTTTTAATCCAAAGTATATTTGATTTTACTGGATCTAAAGGAATTTTTTCTGGAACGGATGTGGTTATTTGAACTGAATCGATTAAAGCTCGAGATACATGTTTTTTTAAATAATCGAACTGAATTTCAGTTCCGCCGTAAGGTTTCATTTCATGGTTTTACCAAAAACCTGTAAAGATGCAACTGTTATTTTTTGATTTATTTGTAAGTCTTCGTTTACTGTATCTGTATTAGAATCTGCTACATCAGCATCAAATTCTTCTTTGGATGCATATTTCTTTTGTGTTCTTTTATTAATTACTTCCTCTTCAGCTTTAGCTGGAATAACAGGAACTTCTTCCCCATTAATAATTATAGTTTTTTGTGTCATTGTTTACGTCCTTGCCGATTGTATTTTTTATAACATCTTTTCTTACTTTTGTTAAGACTCTTGGTGTGACGTCTAGGTCTCTTCCTAGGTTTTGGTCTTTCAACAAAGTCTTTAAATTTCCTAGCCATTTTCTTGTGATCTGTTTATGAGTGCATATGATATAACACCATTAATGGTATTAGCGGTTTCACATTGAACTTTAATAGAATCCCCTTCTTCTAATATTAAAGATTGTCCTGCAATATTAAATTCAGTAGTATCAGCTGCAACATTTTTATGAAAAAATTCATAATCAGAACTTTCAGAAGAATCACTTAACCAAGCTTCTACTAATACATTATTATTATGTTCATTTGTAATATTAAAACCTTTAACAATTGCTCTTGAGGCATCATCAATTGTTAAAACAGTTGTTAGATTAGTAGTATTTAATTCAAAACCTTGATTTTTATATTGTATAGTCATTATGATATAAACCAATTAAAAGAATCTTGTTCGTTTTTCAAGTCCTGTTGATACGATGTGTTTAATTGATTTTCAACTGTTTCTAAAGCTTGGTTAATTTGTCTAAAACCTTCAGCACTATATTGTTCCGGTGGTTCAGGAACGTATACGTTTATCTTAGCCATTATCTTCTCCCATCTGCGTTTAAGTCTGCTTTAAATGTACCAAACCTCCAAGTTTCATTAATATCAGTGTTTTGTATTTTTAAATTAGCCAATCTACCTCTTGCTCTTGTATCAATTTTTTCTGTACTTGAATTTATAGTAAAAGGTCCAAGTTGTGAAGAGGCACCAGTATTAATAGGGTAGTCTTTCAAAAATATAGTCACCACTGCATTTCCTTGTAAGTTTTTAAAGTCAGGTAGGAATCTACTTATTCTTATAAAATATTCACCTTCACCATCTACAGGTAAATCAAAATCTCCAGATTGAATGTAAGCTGCAATAGCTGATTCAGTTCCATCTAAAGCAATTTCATTATTACCGACCTCATGTGCATAATATGTTGTTGAACCAAAGGTATTTGTGGCACCACTCAAGTTTGCGATTGTTGGTGTAGCGGTTTGGTTGTATTCTGTTGCGTAAGGAACATCGTATGTACTTGCATCTGCGTAAGAACTTCTAGCAAGCGACATCAAGGACCAAGTATTTTCGACATAGTTGTAAACAACAGCTCTGTTGTTTTGAGTAGCTGGACTACCCGAAGGGGTACCTGCTGGATAGAACCATATAATCTCGTTAAATAAAGAATTATGTGAACCATATATAATCTCATTAGATGAATAATTTATCCCCACATTTGATCCGGTGGTCGTGAATACAAAGTCTTCAACAAGTGATGGAAGTAATTTAACGGTACCATCAAAAACAAAGAAACCACCACCTGCTCCCATCCAAAATACTTTACCATCTGCATATACAGTTGCATGTTGACCGATACATCCACAGTTAGAACCTACTTGTCTAATTGAAAAAGTAAATGGTGGACCAACAAACTGCATTGTGTATGCTGCCTGATCTGTTAAAATTAAGTTATAGTCTTTACCTGAAACAGCAGCTACAATTTTATTTCCAGTATCCAACCTAAATGTTCCCGCTGTATTAACTGATGTTGGTTCATATACATTGTAATCCTCTTGGTCACTAAATCTTATGAACATTGGGTCTTGAGTAAGTGGGTTGCCAATAGTTGTTTCAGTTCCAAAATGAACAACATGTCTATCTCGGTCTGAAGTAATTGTTAATCTAGATGCAGTTGGAGCCCCTACCATAATAGTTGCTCTTTGATCTAAAGGATTAGATACACCTGGATTCCAAACAAAAGTTTTTCCATCTTTAATAGTAGCGATAAGTTGTTCTCCAAAATTATCTAATGACCAACTTCCTGGATCTAGAACTACTGTAGAAGTTGTTGTACCAGAACCCCAAGCTAATCTACTCCAGGCTCCTGTACCCCAACCATAACCATATGTTTGAATAGTCGGGCCAATCTCTTCATAAGGATTTATACTTGCAGATCCCGCTGCAGTCATTCCCGTGCCTGATTCATTTGATGTCATTTGAATAGTAAAAGTATTTGCATCAGGTGTGCTTAAAATTTCAAAAGTATAGTCTTCAAAATCAGCTACAGTAAAACCTGTAGCTCCACCTCCTGGTAAAGTGACTGAGGTAAATGTTATATATTCACCTATATCTAATGCGTGACTTGTTTTATTTACAGTTACTGTGTTTGATCCATTAGTAGATGTAAAAGTTGCACCTGTTAAAGCAGTTGCTAAAGGTGTTATATCATAAAATTTATCTTCATAATAAATATATAAAGCTTTAGAAGTACCAAGTGCAGCGTATCTTCTTCCTTCTAAATCTGTCCAAGTGTGTTGTGCACGAGTTGGTCCTGAAATTGTTTCTTGACCAATTGCAGTATAACCACCTATTTTTTCTGGTTGTCCGTATCTAAATCTAACAAAATCCCCGTCAATCCATTGACCTTCTGCTCCTGAAGGGGTATCAGCTTTATTAATCCCTGGGACTATATTTACATTTCTCAAAGGCATAAGCCATTTTACATCATTTTAGAGCTTCATCCAAGTCGAAGGAGAAGGTATGTTATGCTCAGATTTTACACCTGCTTTCATAGTAAGCATGATATCTCCTGATATAGATATACGTGGTTCTTCTTTTAAATTCTTTCCTGTTTCATGAAACATCATAGATGGAAATATAATTACATTACCTGTTTCTGCAGGGTACTCAGCTTTACCATAATTAGTGTTATCCCACTCTGTAAAGTATGGATCTCTCTTTGGAATATTTAAGCCTACCTTATGTGCATCATCATCTAGTAAAAACAAGTTACCTTGTTCATGAGCTTCTGGATAATAAACAAAACTAAAGTGACTACTCATGTGTCTATGATAAGCAATGTGTTGTTCTTTGGTAGATAAGGTAGCCCAAGACTTAGTTATATATATTTCAAATAAATCTAAATTATATTTTTGTGCAGATAAACAACCTTGTATTACTTTAAATAGTTCAGTGTATAATTCTTTGAATCTTTTATCTTTGTGTAAATTATCATCAATAGATTGTAATTCTTTTGGCTTTACATCTGTCGTTGTTGAGTATTGAGAATTGGTAGGAGTAATATCTCTAAGTATTATAGGTACAATTTTTTTATTTATCTCTTCAAAGTTTTCTAACTTAGTTATGTATATTGGATAACCAAACCATTTAGATATATTAGCCATAAGGCACTATACTAATTTACTCGTAAGAATCTATACTTAACTTCTCCATTACCACCTGCAAAAGCTGTTTCTCCTGTACTACCAATATTTTGTGCACCACCTCCACCACCGCCAGAACCTCTTGTACCAGCAGTTGCAGCAGGACCTCCTATTCCACATCCATTACCACCAGAAATATTTCCAGCATAAGAGTCAGCACCGTCAGAACCTGCAATTTGACAGTTATCTCCACCACAGTTTCCATTATTATCACCTGCTGCACCATTACCAGACTGATTAAATGTTCCAACAGGACCTGACGTATTTGTTGTTACTGCTTTTGTCACACCGTCTGAATCACGAAAATTTCCTGAGGTAATAACTGATCCACTTATAGTAGCACTACCCGCAGTTCCTGCAGTATTAGTTCTTAGCGGTCCTTGTACTCCACCACCTGTACCACTTGCCCCACCACCAGCACCTAAAGTAAATATTGATCCTGCAGTTGAACCAGATAGAGTTGTATTAGTTCCTGCACTTCCAATTTTTGGTTGACCAAAATTAGCTGTTTGGTTTCCTGGAGCACCACCGCTACCAATAGAATAAGTTATTGTTTCACCTTCAGTAACAGAAAATATTTTGTCAGATACATAAGCACCGGATCCACCACCAGCACCTGATGATTCTCCACCTGCTTTATCATAACTAACCCCACCTGCAGCACCACCTCCACCACCAACGGAAGCTTGAATATGAATTGCGTTAGCACCGTCAGGTACTGTAAATGTTCCTGAACCTGAACTTAATGTTGTGTAAGATGTTGCTGTAAAAGCTGCGAATACTAATTCCCAAGTACCTGATACCTTTGCATATATCTCATCTGCTTCTTGCCAAGTGCCTGATACTTTGCCGTATGCGTTTTCTATCTCTTGGAATGTTCCTGATACTTTGCCATAGGTGTTAGCCATTATTAATTATACCCCAATGCTTCGTCAGTATTAATTTGATCGGGGTCAGCTAAAATATCAATTCTTTTAACTTCAACGACATTACCTTTTTCATTTTTAAAAACTTGTTCAACATTTTTAATGTTTGAACTTGAAGTATAGGTTTCTTCTAAACTACTAATCTCATTAGTTGAGTAATAAAATTTATAAGTAGCCATTAAAACCCCTATGAATATTTGAACCAAATGTCTCCATCATTACCTCCAGAAGGAGAAGATGTACTTATTGTAAATTTTCTTTCAAGCTTGTCGGCAGTTACTGCATCGTTAACTAGTTGTGTTGTATCAACAGCATCCGCAGCTACTTTTGCATTAGTCACTGCATCGGCTGCGATTTGATCTGAGTTAACTGCATCATTTGCTATTTTAGCATTCGTTACTGCATCATCGGCTATTGAGGCAGTCCCTATAGTTCCACCTAAAGTATTTAAAGCAACTTCAGTAACATTTGTTCCGTCTGAATAAGCAGCATGAATTTTACCTTCATCCAATTCAAAACCTGTTCCAGAAGTAGTTTTAAAGGTAAGTGTATTTCCACTATGTGTTGTTCCATCTTTAAGAATATAAAATTTTTCAATAGAATCAGGTAAGTTAACAGTTCTATTTCCCGATAAAGTACCTGTAAAGTTTAACACCATGTTTCTTGCATTTGAGATAGATGCATTTGACATTGCTAAAGTTACATCGCTTGATGCAACATCAATTGCTTGATAACCTGCAATTGCTTGTTGAACAAGTTCTAAATTAGTATTTGTTTTAGTTCCCCATGTACCAGCATTCTCACCGGTTGCCATAAGTTCTAATTTAAGATCTGTAGAATATGTTGAAGCCATGCCTTATTATATCCTCACTATGCAGCTATATCAACCTCAGCCCAATTATTAGAAACACCCTCATTTACTTCAGTCCATGTATTAGTAACGTCTGGATCTACATTAGACCATGCAGTAATTAGTGGTGAATTAAGAGCAGTACTTAATTGTTGTCCTGTTAGATTAACGGGAGTATTTAGATCGATAGTTACTGATCCTTCATTTGTGTTCAGAGCCTGACCTGTTACTGCAGCGGTAACATCTGTAAACGCAGTTTCGTTACCTAATACAATAGTTGAAGAAACACCTGTAACTGTAACGTTAGCTGTTCCTGTTTCAGTAGTATCTCCTAAATCAGATGTTAAAGTTTCACCACTTGGACTTGCGCTTGCACCGGCAGTTGTTGTAACACTACCCTGAGCAGAAGATAAGATCTCTCCTGTTACATCTACATCTGCATTAGCTTTAACTTCTGTGGTACCTGTTGTTAAAGATAAAGCTTGACCTAATACTGCAAAAGTAACATCAATAACAGGAGTTACTGAACCTATGTTTGCATTAATTACAGTGCCTGATAAATTTGCATCTGGGTCAGTTTGAGCTTGACCTGCTATAAGTTGTGAGCTTACTGAGCTAGGAAAAGTATTAGCATTAGCTTGAGTTGTAACTGAACCAACGGTACCTGTTAACGATAGACCTGTTACTGTAGCAATAACATCTGTAAATGCTGTCTCTGTTCCAAGTTCAGTTGTTAAACTTTCACCGGTTAAATTAACAACAGCATTACCTACAGCAGCTTCATTACCTAATGAAGTAGTTAGTTGCTGACCTGATACAGCAGTGCTTCCTGATATAGTTAGTGTAACGTTTCCAACACTAGAACCTGCACTTACACCTGTAACTTGTACATATGTAGTTTCAAATTCTTCGGTGGAGAAGGGAGCTCCAGCAAATGTTTTAGAAGCGAAGGCCAAAGGTTACCTCCAGACTATGTCGTATAATTTATTTATTTTTAGTTTATTCACTATTCAGTTTCCTCATCTTCTGTAGCTATCACCCATCCTTGAGTGTTGTCACTTTGATATAAAGATTCATCCCATTTATATTTTCCTGTGCTTGGTTTTTCTAAAGGGGCTTCCCACAAACAAGTTGTTTCGTTAAGTGTCCAAGATGCAAAAATTTTTGGAGGAATAAATGCGTCTAAATTTTTATCATAAGTAAATCCAATACCAGCATAGTTTTTTCTAAGAGGTGTACCTCCTAATTTATGCACCCCTCCTTTTGTATTGTAAGATGTTTGTATCCACTCTCCTGGAGTTTCATCAATAAATGTATCAAAGAAATCAGCCTCAGCTACAATAACATCGATTACTTTACCATCTTTTACTTTAGCATAATGTGACATTATCTATTCCTTTCTTATAAACTTGTTGTGTCATATCTAATTATTACTACTCCAGATCCTCCATTAGCTCCAGATTGTTCAGAGCCAACATTAGTATCACAACCTCCACCACCACCAGAACCTGTATTAACAGTACCAGCGACAGCATCAGATGTATTTCTCGATGCACCAGCACCACCTCCACCAGAACCTCCAGGTGCAGCAGCAGCAGAAGCACCACAGCCACCTCCTCCACCTCCAGCTCTAGTCACACTAGATCCTGTGATAGAAGAAGCTGAACCATTACCTCCGGAACCACCTTGTTGACCAAGATCTAAAGATGAATTACCAGTTCCTCCGGCACCACCACCTCCAGCACCTCCGGGATATGTATCAGTATCTGCTCCATTATTACCTTGACCAGCTGTTCCAGATCCACCACTAATATTATTACCTAAATCATCAGCACCAGCTCCACCACCAGAGCCTCCACTATTACCAGCATTTCCAATATCAGACGCAACTTGTCCTCCTCCCCCTCCTCCAGTACTTGTAATACTGTTGAAAGAAGAGCTTGATCCATTAGCACTACCACCAGAACCACCAGCACCGACAGTTACAGTATATCCTGTAGCAGAAGTAACAGTTGTAGTTCCAGATCGATAACCTCCGGCACCACCACCTCCGGAACCACCCGATTGATCTTGCCCACCATCGTTATTACCACCAGCACCACCTCCAGCAATAATTAAATATTCTGCTGATAGATTAGGTAATGTATTAGTAAAAGTTCCGGATGAGTTAAATGTGTGTATTCTGTAATTACCAGAGTTACTTATTGTTCCTCCAGAAGGTAAAGCAGTAACAGTAACTGATTGTGTGTCACTTGTTTGGTTATCATCATTGGTTACTTTAATAGTAATTGTATCACCAGCAGTTGTAACACTATTTAATCCAGATGGTGTTGTAACAGTTGCAGATGTGCCAGAAGAGGGAGTTACAGTTTGAGTATAATCAGTACCACTTCTTGTAAAAGTAACAGTAAGATTTGTAGTTAAAAAATTTGTACCAGTTAGAGTTAATGTTGATGCTATAGTTTCAAAAATAGTACCACTTACAGAAGTTAAAGTAGGAATTTGTGAAGAAACTTTTAACCAAGTAGATCCGTCAGAATAATATAAAACATTGTCATCTGTATCGTAACGAATATGACCTTCTGTTGAAGATGCAGTTGGTTGTTGTGCAGTTGTTCCACTAGGTACACCAAAACTTGTAGTATTGGCAGTTAGGTTTATCGTGTTTCCATTACCATCTAAATTACCACCTAATTGAGGTGAAGTATCATCTACAACATCTGTAGCAATACCTGTTAAATTAGAACCATCAACAGCCGGTAATTGTGCTGAACCATTTAACTGTACAACATTACTTGCGGAAGTCCCGACATTTTCTACTGCTGCTGTTCCTAATCCTAATTGTGATCTTGTTGTTGCAGCATTATTAAGATCAAAAGATCCAAAGCCCATTACTTCAAGTTCATCATTTAAAGTCGCGCCCGTAGCAAGTGTAATTGTGTCGTTATCAGTTTGTGTATAATCAGTATTTACAACTAGTTGAACACCGTTAAGAAAAACTAATGTTGGATTAGATGAAATGTAAAAAAGAGTGTCACCATTATTATCTGCTCCAGTAAAAACAGTTTGACCGCCTGTAGCCGTAAACTGAAATCTGTTTACAATCCCTGTTTGTTGTGGTGGATTTGTTCCAATATAACTTGCCATTATACTCTTTTCCTTTTTTTAAATATTTTACTATAAATTTTACAAAAAATACATTCTTTCAAACCAAACAGTTTACCTAATCTATTTGCTATAGTTAAAAAAAAGTTAGCCATTATGCAGACCATCCATATTTTTCTGTTAATGCTGTTTCGATATTGGTAATTTCAGTTGTTAAACTTTCAACAGTTGGAAAATTTGTATCTGCATTTGCATTAGTATTTTCTGTATTAGAGATATTGTTTTTCCAATGTATTAATTGAAATCTATAACCTTCTAAAAAAGTTTGTGTAAAATAGTCTTTATATTCTTGTACTGTTTGTGTTTGAGTAGGAAATGTAGGTGCGTCTATTTTAAAAAATTGATTTGTTATTGCCATAATTTTTATCCTTAATATACAATTAATAATCTTCCATCATAAGCGTCATTACCCCAAGTAGATTGATGAAGTGAATGACCTGTATTATTATTAGATACTGATGATGTACTTGATGTTGTTGCTGAACCACTATCGCCACTTGTGTAGTTAGAGCCACCATAGCCACCTGCTCCTGAACAACAAGCACCACCGCCACCGCCACCGCCGACATAGCCACCACCCCCACCACCACCGGGTTGAGAGCCACCACCACCAGAGCCACCTTGTAAAGCTGAACCAGAACCTGCTCCACCTGTTCCGCAACAGTTGTTACCGCCTGATTGATGGTTACCACCATTATAAGGGCCATTGTTATTGTTAGAACCTCTAGCACCTCCACCACCTGCAATTAAAACTGCATTGCCTTGTGATGGACTTGAACCTGTAAATAATCCTGTAAATCCTCCACCAGAATAAGAACCATTACCTCCACGATTTCCTTTACCACCTTTCCATACATTAGTGTCGTTTCCTGCTGAACCTGCTCCACCAACTGCTATATATAAAGTGTTTGTGCCACTTGCTACTGATACACTACCAGAAACAAAACCACCTGTTGCTCCAACACCACCTGCACCCCAAAGGTATGCTGTAAAATTTTTAACATTTGTTGTATCAAAAGTTTGTGATGAAGAGCTTGAACCATAACTCGCAGTTTGTGGTGCATAAACTAATATTGTGTATTGTCTGTCTGCTGTTGTTCCAGTAGAGGCAGTAGCACGAACTGTAAATGTAGATGTTGTGTTTGAACCTACTGCTGATGCAGTTCCCTCTATTGCACCTGTAGTAGCGTTTATTGATAATCCACTAGGTAAACTACCAGATTGAATAGTGTAACCTGTAATTGTTGCACTCCCTCCAATAGTGGCAACTGGATTAGTTATTGAATAACTACTTCTTTGACTGTCAAATATACTTCCTAATGAACCAGAAGCATGAGTAAATGCAGGTGGTTCTGATTGAACAGTAATTGAATAATCTCTTGTTACACTTTCGCCACCATCTGTAGCAGTAACAGTAAAGTTTGATGTTGCAGTTGCATTAACACTATCAGCAGTACCAGACCAAGTACCATTAGAATTAAAAGTTAATCCTGTAGGTGGTGAACCAGTAGTTATTGAAAATGTTACTGTTGTCCCCTCATCATCTGTTGCAGTTATAGCAGTTAAGTTTGATGATTCTCTGCCATCAAATGCAAGTGTTCCTAAAGAACCTGAAGCAACACCAAAAACTGGTGTAGCATTAATATTAAAAGCATCTGCTAATGTAAAATCTAAACCTGATGTATTTTGTACTGTTACATCATACGCTTCATTTGCATTTGTTAAATTAGATGGAAGTGTAATTGTTACTTGAGTAGTACTATCTCTTGTTGTTGAAGCAGGTGTATATTCTGTTCCATCATCTCCTTTTATTTTTACTGTAACTGTACTTGAAAAATTTGAACCAGTTATAACTAAAGATGGGTTTGATGATATTGTACTTTCTCCTACATCTGTAGGAGAAACTGAAGAAACTGATGGTGGTGCATCAATACTTTTAAATTGATTACCATCATAATATTCAGCTAATCCAGTTGTAGAATTAAATCTAATTTGACCTGCAGTAGACCCTCGTTGTGCTGTAGTACCTGACGCAATCTTAGTACCTTCTGTTCCTGTATCTGTAATGTTTCCAGGTAATCTTGCTGCAGGTAAAGTTCCTGTAGAAAGTGCGCTTGCATCGTTACTTGCAGGTACATTATCAAGATGATCCGTTTTTACATCACCATCGGCATTTAAAAGATTAGCTAAGTGTCGTGCTTTTCCCATTAAACTTGCTCCCCTCCTAATTTAATTACTTCATCCCAAGTTTTAGTTGTTTCATTCCATGTATATGTTTTTTCATCTTCTATTGCATTTGAAGGATATGGAATAGGTGGTTGCCATAGACAAGTTTCCTCATCTAAAGTCCAACTTTCATATAATTTTGGTTGAATAAAAGCGTCTCTAACTTCGTCATATTTATAACCAATACCAGCAAAGTTTTTTCTTAAATTTCCATTGTAAGATGTTTGAACCCAGATTGCATGAGGTTCGTTATAAAAATCTCTCAAGAAATCTATTCCAGCTTGTTCTGTTGTTGCTACTTCATTTGAAACAACTTCAACTTTTTCAACTATGTTTCCAGTTCCTATTTTTGCAAAATGTGCCATTATATTGTGTAACTCCCATTTCCAGTAAATTTCATTATTGTATTTCCGCCAGATGTAGTAATTGTTGGTGAACCACTCGTTGTGCCAGAGTAGGCACTCGTTGGAATACTTAAATAAACAACACCAGAACCACCTTGATTTCCTCGGTATGGACCAGAAGGATAATCTCTTGATCCTCCACCGCCACCGCCAGTATTAGTTGAACCATCAGTTGGATTAGTAGCAGGAGAATTTGATCCTCCATTTCCGCCACCGCCAGAACCGCCAACAGAATTTCCGCCATTTTCTCTACAACCGCCACCGCCACCTGCGAGTGTTATTGTAGAACCAGTAATTGATGTTGTGCCTCCAGCTCCACCATTACCACCAGTACCACCATTGTTACCATCGTTTCCGACAGCACCTTTACCGCCACCGCCTCCGCCATTGTAACCATTGTAAGAAGCACCGCCTGAATTTCCTTGACCAGAAGTACCAGAACCACCGACTATCGTTCCAAAGTTTCCACCACCACCTCCAGAACCTCCAGAACCACCAGTAGAATTTGAATTATAACCTCCACCATATCCGCCACCAGTCGTACTAACTGAAATTGCACTAGATAGTGATGAACCGCTTCCTTGACTTCCGGCACCTCCACCAGAGCCACCGCCTCCACCGCCACCGATAGAGACATTAATTGTGCCAGAAGAAGGTTTAGTAACAGAACCAGTAAGCATACCACCAGCTCCACCTCCACCACCAACTTGTGATCCACCGCCACCACCACCAGCGACTACAACATACTCAATTTCTATTGGAGCATTGACTGTTATTGTATATTGTCTTGTAGCAGATTCAGAACCATCGGTTGCTGTAACTGTAAAAGTTGATGTTGTATCACTACCAACAGCGTTAGCTGTTCCTGAAAAGGAACCATTAGTATTTAAAGTTATACCTCCTGGAAGTGATCCTGATGTGACAGATACTGTCGCTGTGTTATCACTATCAGTAAAAGCAATAGGTGTTAGATTTGCACTTGATCTGTCAGTGTCAGCTAGGGTTCCTAAAGAACCTGCAGGAGTAGTAAATACTGGTGTAGCATTAATACTTAAAGCATCTGAAATTGTTGAGGATAAACCTGAAGCATTAGTTACTGTAAAACTATATGGCTCATTTGCATTAGTTAAACTTGTAGGTGTTGTAATTGTAATTTGTGTAATACTATCTCTAGTTGTTGAAGCTGGATCATATTCTGTTCCATCATCTCCAATAATTTTAACTGTTACACCGGTAGAATAATTACTCCCAGTCAAAACGATTGTTTGACTAGAACCTAAAGTACTTTCTCCTAAAGAAGTTGGATTTATTGATGCAGTTGATGGTGGACTATCAATAGACTTAAAAGTTGATCCATCATAATATTCCGCTAGTCCAGTTGTACTATTAAATCTTATTATTCCAGTTGCATTCTGTCTTTCAGCCGTTGTTCCAGATGGTAAAACTATTCCTGCAGTTCCACCAAAATTTGTTTTACCTGTGCCGTTTGGAATCACATCAATATCAGCGTTTGATACAGAAATAATATCATTTCCATTAACGTCTAAATTACCACCTAACTGCGGGGAAGTATCATCAACAAGATCTGTGCTAACAACTTGAAAAGTATTATCTCCTCTTAAAAAAGTTGTATTGTCTTTTGTTCCTGTAGCAGAAAGTTTTGCAAGTGAAACTGCACCATCCGATATTTTATCGGTTGTAACTGCATCATCGTTTACTTTAGGTGTAGTTACTGCGTCATCATTTATTTTAGCCGTAGTTACTTCATTATCAGCTAATTCAATAGTTTGTGCAGGAGTATTACCAATATAACTAGGCATTAAGTAATCTCCATTATTGATAAAGTAACATCAAAACTGTTTGCCACATCTGATTTTACTTTAAGTACATCTCCTGTCTCCATTACATATTTATTACCTGTCATTAGTTCTAATGCAGATTTAGCAGGGATTGCGGCTAGTTTTGCTATGTTAACATTATCTCCATCAGCATTTTCTAAGAACACAGTTCCTTCAATAGATTGACTTAATAAGTTAGCGATTGTTAAACCTAATATAATTGTAGTAGTTGAACTTGGTACAGTGTAAACTGTAGCGAATGTATCTGCATTCGTACTAGAGTTATCTGAAGTTTTAACTTTAAAAGTATTTGCCATAATTTATCCTAACGCAACAGCTAGAGCTGTAGCCTCCCCTACACTTGCTGCACCCACTGGATCTCCAGCAGCATTTAAATATACCGCCTTCGATGCAGGTTGGGTGCAAAAAACATTTTTAGTTCCTGCTCCAAAATTGACAGCATTGTCAGAATTAGAACTTGAAAGAATAGTATCTCTTGATAAAGTATCAGGAGTTGCGTCAGTGACAGTTCCTATACCGACTTCAAAATTATTTGTTCCAGATTGCGAAATAGCATAGTAGGTAGTGTTACCTGTTCCTATTGCAGAAACAAATGATTCAAAATCTTGTACAGCTCCACCAAGGTCTAGTGTTCCAGTGCCCGTAGTGGTGCTTGTCTCTTTAACTCTATCGTTAATGACAAGTGCCATCTATCCTCCTTAACTAATTCTTAATATCGCTGCCGATGTTGTAAATGCAGGGAATTGAATAGTGAATGTACCAGCTGTTGCTGTTTTATCACCACCAAAGTCTAATACACAAACTGCTTTTTTACCATCAGTACTATTGTAAATCAAAGCACCTCTTGCTGTTAAAGTTACTCCAGTAAATGATAACTCATCAAAATCTACAATTGCTACTCCAGATGCAACTGATGTTTGTTGTGATTGAAGTTGAGATCCACCTGATGTGTATTGACCTGAATCACCTACTTCGTTACCTGTAGTAAATGAAGTTGTTGCTGCATTGATTGTAGCTTGTGATGTGTATAATGCTAAATTAAATGCGTCACCACCTGATGCTAGGTCATGTACGCCGTCTAATAATTCTTTTTTAAATGAATTACATACTGCTTGTGTTATTGCCATAATTTTTCTCCTTTAATATTTACGGTGACGGTGACGGAACTTTTACCCGTGGCACACCATCATCAAATTCTGCACGTCTTCTTCTACCCATTTGTTGAAGAGCAAACGCTTGTATCTCTTCATTATACTTGTCTTTATAAAGTTTGTACATATCCATTGGACCTTTAAGATAAGAAAAAGCCTCTGTTAAAACACCATGGAGAAGTAAAGACTCCTGGTATTGAGATAAATAAGTAGAATTTGTAGATGTAAATCCAGGGGGATCAATTATGTAGTTTAACTGAACTGCGTAAGCTTGATCTGGTGTTGGAGCTACAACGACATTATTGTCGTCCCAATTAGCATAGTATTTAGGCTGTCCTGTAGCACCTGAACTGTTGTATTCTGATATAAAACTAGTATCTCTTTTTTCCATAAAGTTACGATCACCTGTTTGATCGGTTGTAGAAAATACCTGTAAAGATCTAATTATTAAAAAATCAGCAGGCATAACTAAATATCTTTTATCTGCTGTAAATGAAGATGTTGCATATTTTCTTGTTTCATCATAATCAACAGCACCTGCAATGCCTAATTCTGTATTTCTGATAAATTGAGCAATCAAGGTGTCTGAAAGTACATTTGAATCTACTTCTGTGTAATTTCTTACTTGTGTTAAAAAATCTGAATAACTTATTGCCATTATGATATTACCACTGTTACATTACCAACTCTTGTTCCAACTTGTCTCTTGTTATTTTCTTCAAGAGGTGATGTAGAAGGTTGCATTCCATCTGATGTAAATTGACCATCCCAATATTGAGGATCTAAATAAACTGTTACTGGTGCAGACCTTTGTGGTCGAGCATTCCATAATGCTTGAGGATCCGCCATGTGTGGCTTTGGATCTAGTTGAGGATGTTTAGCTTCAAACTCAGATGTATGTACCCAAGAACCGTTCCATTCTTTTACCATTTCTCTATAAGGGAAAGCTTGGCCTGATCTATCAGATATTGATTGCGAGTATTTACCTTTTGCGTACGCCATTATGATCCTTGTGGGTAATAAACATTAGGAGTGATATAAACAGATGTTCTCTGGCCATCTTCTTCTAATGCTCTTTTTAATTCATCTTCGTATAGTAATTTTAATGCTTGTATTCTATCAGGTGCAATCTTTTGTGATAAGTAGAAAGCTAATCCAGATACCATACATGGAAAGAATCTAAACGGCATATCTGAAGTATTAGTATATGCACCTACATCTTCGATTCTTGCAAGATAGTAATAGAATATATTCGTCACGGCGCTCGTATCAGGAGCCAGATATAAACTTATAGTTGGTGTAATTTGTCTATTCACATAATACTGTGAAGGTGTACCTGATTGTGTTTTATCAGGTATTGCAATGTATTCAGATCTAGATACTTTCGTTAAAGTTTGTTGATTACCACCTGTTGTAGTAACAACTGCTTCAAGCACATCATTACAATCACTTGGTGTATTGTAAGTAACTTGACCATTAACTAATGTTGTAGTTTCTGATTTAACTTTCCAAAGATTAATACCTCTGTTACCCCATTCAGAAAATAAAAGATTTAAACTTCTTCTAGCAGAACGAATGTCGTTACCAGAATTAGTTCTTACGCCACATCTTTCGTAAGCTTCTTCAATAACTTCATCAATAGTAATGTTAAAACTTGTAGTTCCCGATGTAGCCATTTCATCCTTACGTTAATTTTCCTGTTGTTTTGTAGTTTTTCTTTCCACCACCGATTGCCATACCGCCTGACATTTTTTCTTTTGGTTTTAGCATTAATTTACCATCATAATCTTTTGGATCAACTACTACAGGTTTTCCGTCTTTACCTTTTTTAAAAAAAATAGTTTTTTTCTTTCCCATTACTTTACCCCTTCAAATTTTCCTCCCTGAACAGCAATACCCATACCGCCGCAAGAGAAATTGGTTATTTTATTTTTAGCTACAGCTTTTGCAGCTTTATCCTGTTTGTCACCTTTGACAGAATCCGTTGCTTTTTTTAATGCCTCTAAATAGGCTTTGTATTCAGTTGCTTCTTCCATTAGTTTAATAAATCTCCGTAATAGTCACCTAAATTTTTATTAGATAATTCTATTCCTGCAGAATCATGTTTTATAAATTTACCTTGATAAGCTTCAGTTACATGTGCTCCCTTACTAGCTTTCTTAACACAGTTAGGAACTTTTCTTCCACCTTTGGATTTCATTCCAATCATTTCATAACCTTTCCAACAAGGTCCTTTTTTAGCCATTTAAATCTCCTTTTGTGCCGCGGCATTCAGAGTGTATAACTTCTGCTTTTTGCGGTTATATAACTTCTTAGATTGTACCACTCTTGGTCTAAACAGTAAATGTCCTAGAGAGAGGATTCTTTTTATTGGATTTTTTTTCTTTATAGACTTTTCCATGTGTTTTTGCGATTACTTTGTCTAATTTTTTCTTATCTGATGAACCTAGACCTGGTTCTAATTGTCTAGCCATTTGTGCTCTTGTTATTGCCATTATACTAAATCCTTTGCCTTTCCTATTATAGGTTTATATTTAGTTTTACCTTCTACTCTGTGCGCAAGTAAAAATTGTTCACGTCTTCCTTCAGGTATCCAACTACAGTG